GAGGTTTCTATTGCTGCTGGTGAGTCAGTTCACTTTGTCAACAACATGCTTCCTCCACACAATGTGGTTGTGGAGGATCATCCAGAACTCTCTCATGAAGGTCTTGCATTTGCACCTGGTGAGAGTTTTGATATTGCATTTCCAGAGCCAGGGGACTATACTTACTGGTGTGCTCCCCACAAGGGTGCTGGAATGATCGGAACTGTGCATGTCTCATAACCACAACTATGAACCTATGCCTGCCTGGGTTGCCTGGGCAGGTGTAGGATTGATGATGTTTACAGTTATCATCTTTGTTGTGTTCACTCTTAGTGTAATTTACTTTGGATGAATATGGAGCACTTACTAATCTTTGGATTTGCTTTTTTGTTGACAGCAACAATGGAAGCAACTTGGCCAATCAAAAAACCTAAACTATGAATCACGCTGACCACTCATTTTACGAACACCTTATTCATATGTTTCTTTGTTGTCTTGCCGGTCTGGGTATCGGTGCCCTGGGAGTCTGGGGTTATCAAAAAATCAAACAAAATAAAAATCATAATCCGTGATTGGTTCTGACACACCACATAAACTTGCTGAGATCATACAAGACACTTGGCCAAATCTTTACAGACCACCAAAAGTACCTTATAATACAACTCAGTTGAACCAACCCAATGATTGGAAACTTAGAACCAGAGGAGAATGTGATGAAGAGTGCTGATTGGTTGGGCAAACTTTCCATTGCTCTCCAAGAACTTGGATGGACTGCTGATGATGATATCAGAGTCAAGATTGGTGGAGTTGCCAATAGTGGTATTCATCAAACTGAAGGTGCTAATCCAAAGTGGGCAAAACCTTTTGGAACAGTAAGTTATCAAAATGATGCATTCATTGTTATTGAAGCAGTGAATAGGAACCCAGTTGTTCCTTCACAACCTAACCCTGAATTGAAGCAAAAGCATGAGTACAAAGCAACTAATTGATGATAACTTCTATGTGGAGAAAGCAAGATTTCTTTGGCATAGTAAAGATAAAGATGGTAATGGACTGGTCTCTGCTCTAACTGAAAGTGCTTGTATTTCAGCAACTCGTTTTTATCTGAAGGGAAACCAAGAAGGTTGGGAGAAACCTGAAGTTGTTCATGAGGGAACAGTTGGAGGCAAACTCTAATCATGCAAAAAATCATTGATGAGGAAAACAAAGTAGTATTCTTTGAAGGGAAATGGCCAGGTGTGATGGCTGTTCCTATCATCATGAAAAGAGAGTATCCAGAATACACTCACCAAGTTTTATCATGTAAGGATTTTTACAAACTAAAAAACAAACAGTAACACTACCATGACATTCACAGTTTACTCAAAGGATGGATGCCCTTATTGCACAAAGGTTGAAAAGGTTCTCAAGATGGCAGAACTTCAACATGTAATCTATAAACTGAATAAGGACTTTACCAAAGAACAATTCTACAGTGAGTTTGGGGAGAACAGTACTTTCCCTCAAGTGATCTGTGGAGAGGAAACTATTGGTGGATGTGTTGAAACTGTTAAATATTTGCAGGAGAATCAATTAGTGTAATGTACTACAAAGAACTTTGTGATGTTGTTGAAAGCACCATAGACTATGCCTTTGAAGGAAAGTTTATGTTGAACATGTATGCTTACCTAAAAGACTCAAAGGCAACCAAGCTTGATGTAGAAGGATTCATCAGTAGTCCAACTGCTCAAAATATCAATAACATCATCTATGACCTTGAGGAATACCTGGAGGGTGGTGCAGACTCTGAACATAAACAGTTGAGAGAAGCTTATGGTCATCTTGGCAAACCAGAGGCAAGAAAAATAAAGGACTATTTGTACGGTATTCTTGAGGATGCTTGGAAATATGAGCAAGAAAAAAGACCAGGAAGAAAAAAGAAGTCCTCTAAATAACATGGAAAGTGACAATGCCCTTGCAATTAATAGGGGTGTTGAGTTATTATTGAGAAAAAACAAAAGGAGAGAGGAGGAACCTAAAACTTTTCAAATGAAGTTTGGTAAACTTGTCTCTCTCTTTCGAAGAGAGTTTCATTTCTACCTAGAACTTCATCTAGATGTCAGAAAAAAACCTTGGAGAAAGTAAAATGTTAGCAGCAACTCTTACCTTTAGTTCACTCATCTCTATTTTATTTCTCTTAGTGGGGGTAGTAATTGGGTGGAATGCTCAAACATATCTACAAGACATCAAAATGAATAAATATCATCCTGAGATGTTTGATGAAAGTGGGAATGTAATCCCTGACGAAATTTTAGCAGTGAGGTTTGAAAATGGCTTCGACTACGAAGAAGAAGACGACGACAGCAACTACGACAGTAACTAAACTTCCTCCAAATCCATTTATTTTTGAAATTCTGGAATTGGTTGGCAAGCAAAGAACAAATGCAAAGAAAGTAGAACTTTTGAAGGAGCACAGAACTGAGGCATTGACTGCTGTTCTGATTTGGAATTTTGATGAGAGCATCATTTCCTTGCTTCCTGAGGGACAAGTTCCTTTCAACAGAAATGAGGTTCCAGTGGGAACTGATCATACTTCACTTCGCAAGGAGTGGAGAAATCTCTACCACTTTGTGAAGGGTGGAAATGATAGCCTTTCTAAGACACGTAGAGAGAGCATGTTCATTCAAATCTTGGAAGGTCTCCACCCCCAAGAGGCAGATATTCTTTGTCTGGTGAAGGATAAAGTGCTGCAGTCTAAGTACAAGATCACTCATGATGTTGTTAGACAAGCATATCCTGATATCCAGTGGGGAAATAGGTCTTGAGTAAAATCAGAGTTATTCGTGAAAACTGTGACCCTGAGTTAGCAAATGATAGATCTCTACCTTGTACTGCATACTTGGTAGAGTATATCAAGGATGAAGTTAAGCAATGGGACATAGTTCTTTGTAGTAAAAAGGTTGATATCTTTGATCACTACTGGGATAGGTATAGAGAGAATCTTATCAACTTTAAACAGACTGAAGGTAGATCAAATCCAAAAGTCTGGGATGATCCTTTGACTAAGAAAAAGAAATGAGTAAAGGTTTTTATGACGTTGAGTTTGATCTGCTACCAGAAGATCTGGAAAGGTTGTTGAAGAAATACAAGAAACTCAAAAAGTATCAGAAATCAAATCTGTTCACTGTGAAATCCATTGATGGAACAGAGACAATTATCTCCAAGATGATTGAGGAAGCAAAAGATTTCCAAGGTTGACATATATAATATATGGGGTCTATAATAGACCTATCGTTCATCCCATTTGCTATTCGCAAATAGCAAATGAGACGCAAGTAAGTCGCGGAACGGAGCGTTCAGACTATGGTTGAAGCACTTATCTTTTTCAACTTGATTACAAGACAACCAGTTGATCCTGCTCATTATTTAAATTGTGAACAATCTAACTGGATGATTGGGCGTATTGCACGCTCTGAGTTGCTCAATTTTGATCAAAAGAAAGACTTCATCAATAGAACAATTGAGGGCACTGACCCATCATGTTTTGATTATTGACCATAGTCCGCAAACGACTGAAGGAACGGGAGATTAATTTCACCCTAGTATTTCAGGAGTAAACCAATGCAGGTTACTTATCGTGGTGTCAAGTATGACACATCCAATCGCCCTAACCAACAAAAGGTTGAGCATCATACTGTGGTAGAAACCTACCGTGGTATCAAGCACACTGAGAAGGTTGAGGTGGTATCATGACACAACCTCAGGTCAATAAACTTAACTGGCTTTCTGTCATTAAGGCAAAAGAAGTTAAGGAGAAAAAACTAAAGAACGCACAACTTTGCATGGCAGGTCACTGTGTAGCAAAGAGGTGAAAAATGGATAACTATGTCTATCATTATGATGACATGGATAAAGACAATAGACCTCCTGCATGTTATCAATTAACATACAGAGGTTGCAATTACTGGTCATGCTATCTCATTCATTTGGATGAGTGGTTTGATAAAATATTCAAGTTTGAGGGGGATTGATCTCCCTCTTTTTTTTAGGTATAAACACGTAGGCATAAATTTTTGTATCTTTCTGAACCAAAATCTAATAGATAGTGTAGAATTATAGAGGTGAGAAAAGTGTACTAAATTCGATCTATATCATGTGCTTAATTGTCAGTGGTGGTTATCATGCACAATCTAATTTCTTATAATCAGTTAGCTGGATGGAAACAAAGTGTTGAACGACTGAAAGACACATTAGACCGTTCTATGGAGGAATCTGACCTTATTAATGATTACTATAATTGTCTAATTGAATGTGATGAAGATCAAGGCACATGCAAAAGGATATGTAGGAGGATTTTAGAATAGTCTTTGTTGAGGGGTTGACTGCCCCTCTTTTTTTATGTTAAAATATTTACAAAGCATCTCATCATATGGAAAAAGAACGCCTCAAACTCATAGTAAAAAATTTAAAACTTCTTCTGGAATCTCTAGAAGCAGAAGTTTATTCTGACCCAGAACAATATGTGGATGGGACTGCCCATCAATCTTTGACCTATAAGGATGTGAATGATGATGACGGAGAATTCTGATTGGAGATATACTCCAGAAAGAATGAAACTGAGGCAAGAATGTCTGAGCATTCTTATGCTAAAATATGGTGGTGCTCAGATTGATGAAGCACCATACTCAACTCAAGACATCTATGAGTGTGCTCATGATTGGGTTTCACAAGGTAACCAAATCTCACATGGCATAGTTGCTTACTTCAATGCATACTTTATCAATGGTAGGAAATGAATAAAGAGAAAGTTCAGAAACTAATTTTCAAACTGGAAGTGGTTTTGGAAGGACTCAAAGAAGAATTGCTTGATGAAAACCCAATGAGCAACTATGAATATGATGAGGTTGCTCCTTACATTGAGGATTATGATGAAGTTTATTATGGTGATGTAGATGTATGAAGAACTAAACTGCTTTGAAGAAGCACTGAAACATTTTGGTACAAGGGTTGAAATCATTACTGCTATGGAAGTGGCAAGGAAGATTTCTGCAGAGGATGCATACCAGATGATTAAGGATGAACTGAAAGAAGTTAAGAAGTGTCGTAAACAATTTGCTAAAGGAGAAGACCAATGCAACAAGTAAAATTAGTTTCTTTTACACCCAATGCAGAGCAACACATTGCTTACTGTGCAAGGGTTTCTAACCCCAACAATCAGGACAATGATAAGTTTGCTGGTCTCCTGAAGTATTGCATTAAACACAAGCACTGGAGCATCTTTGAGCAGGCATTTATGACTTTAGAAATTGAGACTACCAGAGGTCTGGCAGCTCAGATTTTGCGTCATAGGTCCTTCACATTCCAGGAATTTTCACAACGCTATGCTGATAGTTCCCTACTCTCAGAGACGATCCCAGTCCCAGAACTTCGTCGTCAAGACACCAAGAATCGTCAGAATTCTATTGACGACCTGGATCCTGAGTTTGTAGCATTGTCCAACAAGCAGATTGAAACTTACTTTGCTCAAGGTATGAGTCTGTATCAGCACCTGCTTGATAATGGTGTGGCAAAAGAGTGTGCTC